GGCATCTACGGCATAGGTAAATGCGGCAGAACTGGCCCAGGGCTCACCAAAGAAGGCCACATGATTGGTTACTACGGTTGAAATATGCACAACATTGATGTCGGCAGTGATGCCCGGCATGGGTGGAATCCAGCGCACCAGTACTGAACTAAACAATGCCACACTGGCAGTAGTAGCAGTGGAACTGCTGATCAATCCTCGAATAGGTGGAAATGGCAACGTGGTTTGGGTGGTTACTACAAAACTCGTAGTGCTGCCTGCAGACCCTGCAGTAGTGGGTCCAATGAATGCCGCAGAACTGCTGTAGTTAAATGCCATGCCAGGATGTGCATAGGAAAATTTTAAATTTCCTCCGGCATCAGCCATGGTGACAAACGGCATGGGATCAATGTTGCCAAAACTTGTTCTCAGGCAGCCCAATCGTCGCACCACTTCATAGGCACTGCCGCCGCTGGCAGCGTTTAATTTTGCCTGAGTTGTTGTATAACTGGCACTGTTGGACACCACAAAATCTGGCGCACCCGTAGTACCTTCACAGATTAGAAACACATAGTACCAGGTAGCGGCAACTATGGTGTCCAGGCAGGCCTGAGTATTGTTGAATGCCCAGGCAGCAGTATTATCAAAAATACGCACCAGTTCACTGCTTACTGCAACAAAAGCCGATACGTCGTTGCTGTTGATCACAGTAGCGCCTGTGGTGCTAAAACTATAGTGTGCTGCAGATCCAGGTTGTACTACAAGTGCATCGCTGGCACCGCGAAAATTGTAGCTTAGTCCGTTGATCCAGCCACGCACATAGTTCATGTTCATGTAGAGTTCGCGATTAGTGGCCAGGCTTCCGCCGCCGGCCAGAGCCTGTGCACCAGTTATGGTGCTGGTGCCATAGGCAAACTCACGTCTGGATATGGCTTCTTGTACAAACCCGCTGTGTACTACTGCACCACTGCTGTCCGATGGTGGTTTGTAGTTTGTGCTGTTGATGAGGGGCGTCTGATACAGAATTATGCCCGACGAACCTGAACTCAGCAACAGACTGCTTACCGTATCATCTTCGTTGGCCTGACGACAAATTGTCAGTCCCTCTACACCAGCAACAGTTACTCCGCGGGTGCTGATGGCCAGGCTAGTAGCACCAGGATTGCCCATGCCTATGAGCCAGGTACCCCGTGTATTGGCCGTTGATCCTGTGGTAGACGCATAGAAATTCCAGAGCCGACGTCCATTGATCGATAATTCCAAGGCATTGGGCGTGCCTGTATATTCTTCGTCGGTGCCGGCCTTGCCGGTGTTGTTGGTTAAAATCAGCACTGAACTACCATTGCCAGCCAGTGTTTTCAACATGGTGCTGGAACTGGGAATAAATTTGGCGTTGAATGGACTCCAGCCCAACACATCGCCGGTGACTGGCGAACCAATAAAGCCTGACGATCCAACATCGATGCGCAGAGCATTGGTAGCCCCTCCGGCCAGCTGTGTGTAAATCTCAGTGAAATTAGAATTGATCTTGGCACCGCCTGCGTACAGACTGTCGCCGTCGTTGTTGTTGGGTGTACCAAGATTAATTAATTGTAATGACATGGGTGTGTCCTATTTAATAAGTGCTTTCGTCGGTGGTGCTAATAAAGTCAAAGTCATCGGATGGCAACGCGTCCACAGGGTCTGTGGTTTCGGTATATTTAGCCAATTGTTGCTCCAGGTTGGGATCATTGAAGATGTTGGCCACGGCGCTGCGAATTATGGTCTGACGCTCTATGGGTCCGTAGTAGTAGAGCTTCAAAGTAAAAGTATAGGTCCAGAGTATTACCCGACGATTCTGTATTTCTCCTTCGAAGTCGTCTTGAAAACTTACACTGTTTAAAATGATGGGCAGATCATGTTTGATGTTTAACTCAGGTATGTAGTTTACTGTGACATTGAAATCAGGATTGAACGCAGGCGCAATCTGTTCAAAAATCTGCAGCCCATCGTCTTGATTTTTAGCATAGGCATAGAGATTCACAGTCAGGTTATAGGGCGTGGGTCCGTAGACTCGCTTGGCCTGAGTTTGACTTACTGTGGCACTGGTGGGATTCATGTTGTTGATTTTACGAGCGCCATCGTATTCAAAGGCTATGACTTCAAAGCTGAGTCTGGGTAGCTGCACCTGTTGACGTGCAATGTCGGCATCGGGCAACTGTGCTATGCGAGTCAGCATTTTGTTCTTGGGTGCATAGGCCAAGGGTACACGCAGACTCTGCACCACGTTGCCGCTGGCATCTCGGCGTCGTATCTGCAGATTGTTGAACATCACGCCAAAGGCTATGATGGCTTTGCGTGTTATGCTGTGATAGAATACTTTGTTTTCAAACATTATCGTGTGGCCACTTCACCAAAAGGGTTGATGGTTGAGAAGTCCAGTATGTCCAGAGCTTCGGCATTGAAGTCCAGATTGTCGCTGAGTGCATCCTGGCCTTTGACGGTATAACCTTCGAACAACAGTTGACCAGCATCAGCATCCAGCCAGGCCGGTGTATCCAACAGCAGACGATCTCCAGTTTCTAACACCAATCCATAGAGATCGGTGTCCTGGCTCAGCTGATCTTCTATGCTGTCGACTTCGGCTATGCCGGTATCGAAACGCTCTGAGCTGTACTGATAGAGTTCACAGTAGAGTTTGTAGACATAGAGCTTGCCCAGCTGGTAAAATGGGTCCTTGGTTTCTACCTTTTTAATTTCAAAATAACTGCGGGTCAAGGGCAGATAAATTAAATCACCTTCGGCTGGACGATTAGGCAGGGGTATCAGACTGCCGCGGCCCTTGCCAACAACATCGTCCCAGCGACCGCGCACCAGCACAAAGGTAGCGGTTTCACGCAGCTCGATGCCAAATTTACTCATGAGCTCGCCTTCGCCGCCGAAACCGTCGACATTCTCCAGATACATTTCCAGGGGCAAGGCATTGTCAAACTTGCTCAGAGCATCATCGGCAAAGAAGGTATCTTCGTTGACTTCGGTGCGGGGTAGATAGTAGACATCAAAACCATAGATCTTGATGCTTTCTGTGATTAAATTTTCTATGAGGCGTTGTTCGCTGGTACGGCCTCCAGGCACACCACTCTGAAAATAGAAGTTGGTGGCCATGTATTATCCCATCATGAAGTTTGGAGGCTCGACATAGCTGCTCTGCATTTCTACTTCCAAGGTCTGAATTTCAGCCATGGCTTCGTCATAGATCTTCTGACCGTTCAAGGTCACACCGCCGGGCATCTGTATGCCTTCGAACTTTTTAAGGTTGGCGCCCCATTGACGTTTGATCAGCGCTGTGGCATAGCGTTTTAAGAAACGATCATTGTAGACGTCGGTATAGGTGTTGGGATCCAGTATCTTGTAGGCTTCCACAATGATGTACTCACCTTCGGTGATGTCCGTGGTCCAGCCCATGTCAATGTAGAGTCGATTCATGTGACGCTGGAAACGGAAACTCTTGCTACCCACCAGCAGCTGATCAATCAACGCTAGTTGTTGTTTGACCTGCTCATAGTAGATGATCGACGTGTTCAACAAATCAAACATATCGTTGAGACGCAGCTGATAGCGTATGTCCCACATGTAGGCCTGGCCAGTGTTGATGGCACTGAAGGGCAGGATGCGCACTACGCCTATGATGCTATCGTCTAGATCAATGTAGGCATTGGTCTGATTGCTGCTGGTAACCAGATGTTTCAGGTATACCCGCTCCACGGCATCATAGTGGTAATCCTGATAGAACTGAAATGCTTCGTCGATGCGATCCGAAACTTGATCGTCATCGACGTTGATTTCCACCACAGGATGACCGAGCTCACGCAAGCAATAGTCAATAAGTCCTTGTCTGCTAGATACTGCCATGTCTGCTCCTTAGGCCTGTGCTTCGGTCCAGCTTAGACGCATGTTGGTGACAACAGCTGGACCAGCGTTGGCATTTCGCAACACAATGGTCAGCATGTCTGGTCCATTGGGAAATCCCGGTGTCTTGGGGCTGCCATCGCCACTGACGATGCTGGCACCCAGATCGCGAACGTTGCTAATGTCATAAGTGTCACCACCGGAACCAGTAACGAAACCAAAAATTTGTTCACCGCCAGTCACAGTTGTTGTGTTACCAGTATGATCAATGATCTGTGCCAGGCTGCCTGCACCAATCTGAGTAACAATGCTGGTATAACTCCAGCTAGCTGGGAACACTGGCGCAGTGCTTCCACCAAACGAACTTGGATTAAGAATACCCAGAACCTGCACCGATGTATTGCACACCAGGCCCATGCTGCGCATCTGTAGCTGCATGCGGTTAATTACTTCTTTGGTACCAAAAGCACCGGCGATACTGTTGTCCACGCTGGGTGCGAGACGTATGCTCAGTACGGCAATGCTGGTGTTGGCAGCAATGGTGGTCAAGGATGTTAGACGTGCATAGGCAAATACAATGCTGCGGTCATCGTCATAACCACCATCCATGATCACGCTGGTACCCCAGTGTTGTATGGTGGGCGCACAGTTACAGTCAATGTAGGTTATGCTGCACTGAGAACTGGTACCAAGCACACCACCATCAAATTCTGTGGGAATAAAAGTTAAATTACTGGTACTACCACCTGCAGCTCGGCGATCCAGACCTATGAGATTCCAGGTTCCAGTAATGCTGGAGTTCTGTGCCTTGCTGCCGTAGCTCATGACTTCAACATTGGCGCCCTGTTGAACTAAAATTTTACCGCTAGCGGGCCAATATTCAGCATCTTCAATCACCATGGTGGTATCGCTGCTAAGTAAGTTTTGCCCTGCGGTGGCCGTGCTGCCCGACACCAATTTAGAGTATGGTCCCAGATTGCTGACTTCATAGCGCGCCGGCAGGTTACCGCTGCGCATATAGGCCTGATTGTTTACATTGTTGTTGGCTATCTTGTGTGCGTAAATAACATTGCCATTGGTCATTCGGAATCCAAAACGCACAAAACCCGCACCATACCAGGTATAGTCAATGTAGCACATCTGCATCTTGCCAATGTCTAGATTATAACCACTGGGCCCAGTGCCATCACAACGATCCAAGTTCCAGGAACTCTGTGGAATCTTGATGTCCTGCGTGACGTTGATTCTCAGACCACTGGCTGTGGCTGCACGATAGGCTGGGCTGACTTCCATGCTGGTGGCAGTATCAATGCTGACAACCTGATAACTTTGACCGCGAATTACAACGTAATCGCCAGCTGTTAATTGTTTGTGAAACTTGGTGTTGACACCAGTTATGGTGGTTGATCCGCTGGTGGCGGTTATAGTGCCCATGAGCTCTTTAATGCTGTGTCGGCGTACGGCAAACAGCGTAGCACCATCGTACTCATAGAAGAAACCATTCTGCGAATCAAACATACCAGTACGGCTTACAGCGCCTTTCCAGTTTTTTATCACTAGCTGAGCATTGGTGCCCCCGGGACTGGTGTCAGTACTGCTGCCGGCAGCATTGTAGGTTATGACACGACCTGTGGTAAAACTTGCAACATTGGTCACAGTAAATGTGCCATTGTAGATGTCGGTGGCGCCACGATTTACTTCGACGTTTTCAACCACAATGCTGACTCCCGAGGTAATGCCAGGAAGCTGCTGCGCAGTAAGAGTAACCGAAGTGCCCACCGAGGTTATGGTGTTGATGTCAAAATGTGGAGTAAATTTAGTACCGGTGCTCATGGCCAGGCCCTTGCCTGACTGATAACGGAAATAACGTCGAGTCTGACGTATGGCCGTCACACCTTCTTGTATGTTTACTGTGCTGATCAGCACGCCACCGTCGCTGGGTCGATGTATGAAGTTTCCTTCGGGACGTGGCATGACGCTCAGATTGCCCGCAGTAGGTGAGGCGGTACCTGTCTGTATGTTGGTGGTTACATATCTGAACGATGTCGCCGAGGGCACGTCATACACACTCCAGTTTCCGTTGATGGTTACAGTGGTTGCTGAGTTGACCAAAATAGGCGCGCCAGGCATGAGTCCATGTTTGCCGGTGGTGTTTACTGTGATTACGCTGCCCGTGGTTACGGCAT